CCACATTTGAATGGCAATCAGGCCCCTGGTAAGGGCCCAAGTCCTCCATCTGCTGGCCGCGGAAGCGGCCGTGGACGAGGGCGTGCTGCTTCCTCTGGAGCTACTGGGCAGACAGTCCGACGAGCCTTTGGCCGTGGACGAGGTGCCCCTAGCATCCAGAACGACAACAACAAGAAGAACCGTCAGGCCGCGGAGGCGGCTGATTGGGGCTTCGAGGATGCGTCGGAGGAGAGCAGCGGTTCCACTGCGAGTGATACTCGCAGCTCTTCGAGTGCATCTGGCTCGGAGAAGGCACCTCGTGGTACCGGCGGGGGACAGAATCGTCGTGATGGCCAAGGGGCCCTCTGGACGGTTACGGAGATCCAAGAGATTTCTGCGCACATGGTACCGGTAAAGGTGGCCAGGGGCGACGCCGTTTCTATCGCGCAAGCTGAGAAGATGGGTATCGAGTACACGTTGGTCGATGATAAGGTGAATCCGCATGGAGTGGACGCCTTGTTTCGAGCCTACGCTAGGAAAGAGATCCAAGCAGATGCGGACGGAGAAGAGGTGATCGTTATCGCTCCTGCGGCAGGAGAATTGGCGTGGATCCAACGCCTATCTCAGCGCACGTTCAAGTTTGTCTTGGTGCGTGGCCGCGAGCGGAAAGAGGTGGTGGTGAGTTGTAGTCGGACCAAGACGTTTTACGACAAGAGGAAGTTGCTGCAAAAAGCAGGCTTGCCTTGGAGTGATGCGTTTGGAAGGATGGACAAGCCTTTTCCTCTCCCGAAGGCCAAGAAGGGACCCGGGGCGGCGTATCCTTATCGCCCCGAGTCTTGTCCCGGAGACCTTGCGCATGAAAGAGGAGTGCATCCGTTGGACGCCAAGATCCTGGAGAGAGTCACAAAGTTCCTGATGTGTGATGTCTACGAGATGGACTTGGAAGGTCTTATTCGATACGTGGGGTTGATTGATAGCGTGCGAGACACGGTCGTCATTTCCTACGTGTTGCGCGACTTCCGCGGGACGGCGGGATGGAGCGTGCACCAAGGTGAGAAAGCGAGGAGTTACACGGCCCTTTGGGTCAGGAACGGGGACGAGCTGCTGATGCAGAGCTCGATTTCCGAGGCTGGCATGGGCGATGGATGTTATGCTCACTCGGTTCGAACCGATTGGCTGTTTGAGAAGCTCAGGGGTGGGATTGAGCTGCCGGAACCGCGCCATGGTCGCGGTAAGCAGGCTTATTCTTTTGAGAATCACTGTACGGACGTCGTGGGATCTTACCGCGTCGGCAGGTTGGTGATTGCTCGTACCGAGGAACCAGCGGCGGAAGTGTTGGCACCAGTCAGCACTAACGCGAAAATCGACAGCAAGGGTGTTTTTGGAGCATTGTGGGAGCAGGTTTTGCCTAGTGCGGGAGTCGTTGACCCCACTACGGTAGCCGGCCAGCGCGAGCTTCGAGCCTTGGTGCAAATTAAGATGATCCAATTGGTGCCGTTGGATTCCCCACTTCGCAGGTGGCAGCCTCTGTGTTCTGTGATAGACGCGGCTACTGTGAAGTGCACACACGACTTGTTGCAAGCGGGTGTTCCCCAGGTGGATGGCGTGGGAGGAGTTAGCCGCGTGCAACATGCGGCTGACAAGGCGTTGCGAGAGAAGGTGCAAGTGGATTACGGAGTGTCCGAGGGTTTGGCCCAGACGTTCGTGGATCTTACAAAGCGCCAGACCTTGCCGGAGATGGTTCTGAATTCATTGGGAGCCGTCCGACGCTTTGTTTTGTGGGTGTGGACCAAGATTCGTGAGGCCTGTGGCCCACGAGTGCTTGATGACATTGAGATGCAGGAGATTGAACTGAACTTGGTGTCGTTGGGGTGGTCGTTTGCGAAAGCTGCGGGAGCAGATTCGTGGACTGCCATGCTCGGATCCAGCTTGCAAAGCTTCGGACTCGTCAAAAACTTGATGACCAAACAGACCAGCTTGATGGAGCGCTACCCGCTTCTATCAATGCTCGGGGAGATGCTGCTGAAGGTGGGCTATGCCGTTGGCTGCGCGATGTGGGAGGAGGCTTCTAAGAGGAGAAATGCGATTTTCGCGGTGGTTATTGCCGTGGCAGAGTCGATTCTCGTTATTGGTCGCCAACTGCTTTTGGGAGAAGATCTGGAGGTGCTGCCCCAGGTGGTGGGACGTGTCGTCGCCCACACCTTGACACTTCTGATCCCGCTTCCGATTGCGGTTTTGGTCCATTCGATGGTGAATCTGGTGCATGCCGATTTGTCTCATGGAACTACCTCTTTCGTGCGTGTCATACTGTCCCACCTGAGGACTCTGGAGGACCAGGAAGTCGAAGAGGTGTCGATTAGCGTTTCGCAGCGTGTGCTGCAGACGGCGAAAGGCACTCCCGACGGAATGGAGGTTCAGATTGCCGATCAGTGGATCCCTGCACCCGCCGTTGTCGAAGGACTGGCGGTGATGCAATCCAAGGTGCAAAGGTCGGAGACCAATATCGTAGACTGTCGGGCGTCACGTAGCATGCGCAAGCCTGCTAGGACCGCAGAGAACGAAATGGCCACCTATGCATTCCGGAACCGAGACCCCCCGCCATTCTTGGCAGACGTGGGGGAGTGGAAGAAGGCGGACAGGCGTTTTGACGAACTTGTCACTTCCAAGCTGGCTGTTCCTCTTAAGCTTTTGGAGCTGGAGGAGGTGTTGGAACACTTGAAGCCTAGAGTTACCCCAAATCGTTATCAGAAGTACGTGCGCGCAGTTGAGCTCATTCGAGAAGGACGCCATAAGTTTAAGCCCGAGGAAACTATGGTGAAGACCGATGAGACGCTGGCTTTGCGCACGGAACTGGAGAGCGGAGAAGAATACGCCAAGGTTCGCACCATCATTTCGGTGCCTCCACAGAACCATGTGGACTTGATGCGTTTTACCATCCCGTTTTCCAAGGAGTACGTTCGAAGCCTGAACAGCAGTGTTTGGTTTTGCGTTCCTGGGGTGGGTTTGACCACGGTTCCCGTCGAGGGTTTTCCGAGGTTTGAATTCACCATGACCATTCCTTACGGCTGGGTGCCTGAGGATTTGGACCAGTGGATGCGAGATCGGCGTCAGCGCTATGGGCTTCACGTGATTCTCCTCTGTGACGACAGCTATTTCCTCCATGTGACTGATGTGGGAATTGAAGCTGCGGCTCTGGATCTTAAGCAATGCGATAAGACGTGTGGTAGGAGCGCTCAGACTAGCAAGCTGGGCGTTTATGAGACTTTCGGCTGCCCCGAGAGGATCACGAAGGATTATCTGGAAAGATGTCACGGGATTCGCTTGGGAAAGGTCAAGACGGAACTAGGAGAACTTCTCTTCCGCTGGATGGCGGATTGGAGCACTCCCACGGGTATCGCCGACACATCTGTCGGTGGTTCAGTCATTCATCAGCATGCGATTGTGCTGGGGGTGGACCGTTGGGTGTTGCAGGGCATGGAGAAGGATGGAATCCTGGGTTTTGGCTCCATCATGGTCACTACGTACAACTCCCTTGGGCTTGAGCCTGAGTTCGAGAGGGATTGTGCGGATTCTTTGTGGCTACCGGTGGATTGCGCGACCTTCCTGAGTGGATCCTGGACGTTGAGCCAGGTGGGCTGGGTGTGGCACCCTATGTCGGCTACCAAGCTGATGAAGACTAAAGTGCCGCCCAGTAAGGTGTACCCAAAGAAGCAACATCCGTTGGCTTGGATGGTTGGGGCATTTTCCACTGGCACAGTGTTTCGACGTGATCCCTTTTGGGACGCCCTCTTTGATTCCTACGAGAGGTATGCCGTGTCTCGCGGCGTGGACCTGCACAAAGCGCGAGAGCGCTGGATGGTTCATGATCCGAGGTTCGATGGGATGCGACGCGAGCAAGGCGGGGAGAGGCTCGTGATCGCGGATGACTTGATGTTACAAAAGCTGGAGCGCTTGGCACGAGTCCGCGGGTTGCCGTTCGATTCGATCGATTGGCTCAACGCGAAGGCGGCACTGGGAAGCCTGAGCCAGCTGCCTTGTCAACTCGATTTTGCTACGTTGGATTGGTACCGCCAGGTCCATTACGGCAAGTATGAGTAAACCATCGGACCTTGGCGGGCAAGGCGATGTATTGATTGAAGAACCTATTGGATGAAACCAGACAGGGAGAGCAGGTGGGTCGTGCTACCGGGGACCACAAATCCCTACTACCATCTGGCAGACGATAGTGCCGGCCGCCTAGTCGAGAGACAGGTGAGAGACTCAATGAGCCGGAGTATCAACATCGGGGGATTCAGGATCCCCCCCGTTACCCCACTGCCCAGAGCCACGCCGCGCTCTCGGGTGTGTCGAAAA